GGCGTGGCGGGGAAAGCATTGCGCGCCAGAGGTGGCGCGTGAATGATAAAAATTATCGTCTGAGCGCCTCGTAATGGCGCTATCGTGGTGCTGTTGGTTCGTTGGTGGTCGTGTGTGTTTGTGCGCGTGTGGCGCGTCTGAGACGTGATGGTGGCGGGGTATGAAAAAGCCGCCATGCTGGCGGCTTGAGAGGGATTATTCCGGGTTGTCGAGGGTGTACTCTTTGAACCTGATGACCTCCATGCCGAGCCAGTCGTTTACCTCCCTGAACCTGTCCTGCAGCGGCGACAGGTCGTTACGCACAAATACCTTTGCCACTTTCTCAACGTCACCGAGCGAGCCGATATTCTCGGGCTTGCCGCCCATGAGCTGGAACGGTACGCGGTGCGCGTCCATCAGGTCGGCGGCGCTGGCTTTCTTGATGTTGAAAAAGTCATCCTTTGTGGCGACCTCGCTCAGTGGCACGATTTTAATGCCGTCCGGTTTTCCATTGGGAGCGTAGAAAAACAGGTTTTTAAAATTGCCGAGCCCTTTCGAGTTGCGCATCGCCTCGCGCAGCGATTCGACGTCGGTCGCGCTCTGCGCCGGGTCGGTCACATACATGATGTAACCCGCATGCGCGCCGTTCTGGTAATACTTGCGGCGGAACAGCGTTGCGGATTCATTCAGCCAGGCGGAATTAAGCGCGCTGAGATATTCGGGCAGGCCGTAAATCTCCTGATTAATGTCGGGCTCCAGCAGGTGAAACACGGTATCAGGCGCGAATTCATGCGGCAGAGTGAAGTTTTCCACAAACCAGAAAACCGAATCGTCGACCCCGCGGCGGGTGTATTTGGCCGGTGAGGCCAGTAGCTTGATTAGCTGGCCGGTAACGCTGTGGCGCTGCTCAAGAAAGGCGTTGCCGAATACCAGATAGTCGAGCGCAAAGCGGCTGAAATCCTGACGGGACAGCAGCGGGTGCGGGATGTAGGTGCTCGCGAGCACGTTGCGCTTAACGTAAATCGGTGAGCTGTGATGTACAGCAGAGCGCAGGCTCTTTGCCAGCCCGGAGAAGCTGACCGGCGGCTCGTACCATTTGCCGTTACTGATGCACTCGACATAATCCAGAATGTCGCGCTTATCGAGTACCGGCACTGGCTCGCCAAAGGTGAACGCCTCCATTTTTTGCGGGGCGCTGGCGGTCATGGCTACCTGTTTGCGTGGCTTGCGCTTGCTCATGCTGCCACCTCACCCGCTGCAACAGCGAAAGACCAGTCGCAGCCAAACAGCAGGCGATAATCATCGTCGCTGTATTCGTGTTTAATTTCATCGGGCGCAAAGAGATTGCACCCGCGCTGGCATGCTGCATCCAGAGTGACCGACTGACGCCAGACACCATCTGTACAAAATACGCTGTCGCCGGTATTGATGAGCGGTGACGGTCGGTGCCTGCGGGTTGTGCCGTTCCATACCCTGAAAGCGTCATAATTATCAGAGGGCGAGGTAAACATCGTCAGGCTGTGGCGTTTATGGCAGGCGATACCCGCCGCGACTTTCGCAGCTCTTAGCGGGTTATTGAACCATCCGAACTCATCAAGATAGACATTACCCGCCAGTGCGGCGCAATGGGATTCCTCGCCGACAAAGCTGATAACCGCACCGTCGTCGAGCTGCAGGCTGTGGCCGTTACTCGTAAGACTGACGCCGACGCGCGCCGAAAGGTTACTCATGTACATCAGCGCCACGCGCGCATGCTCAATAGTGTGAGCAAACCAGACATGATTATCGCCTGTTGTCAGCGCATCGAGCAGCGCCTCACGGCTAAAGAGCTGCGTTGCGCCAATCTGGCGCGATTTGGTGATGCTGCGGTCGATATTGAGTTTCCCGACACGCAACCATGTTGCCTGATAGTCAAAGCTGTCATTGTGCAGAATATCGGCCATTGCCTGAATCTGGCTTTGTGAGAAAACGTTATTTTTCATTAATTAAACTCCAGAATGGATTTAGGCTGTATGCCGCTACCGGCGGAAAGCGGTTCGTTTAACAGGGCGTGCATGGTCGCCCATGCAATATCGGCGTGACTGGCTTCCTCGGTGCGGCTGGCCTCGTAGGTGGCGCTGCGCCCGCTGCTGGTCATGGTTTTGCGGATGGACATAAACGACTGCGTGACGTCGGTTGCTCCGGCGTCGTACTCCAGACAGCCGCGGCGAATGGTGTCTTTTGCCTTGAGTACCATTGCGGTTTTCATTTCAGGCGTGTAACGGATGCCGCGTGCGGCCGGGTAGAATGAGCGCACCAACTGGAACACGCCGAGGCCGAGGCCGGTTGCGTCAATGCCGATGTATTCGACGCTGTATTTCTCGGTCAGTTTGCGGATGCCATCTGCCTGCGCGGCAAAGTCCATGCCCTTCCACTGGTGGCGCTCCAGCATGCGGAACTTGCCACCAGAAACCACCGGCGGCGCGAGCACGACGCACCCGGCGCTGTCGCCAGTGTGTGACGGGTCGTAGCCAATCCAGACGGGGCGAGAGCCGAACGGATGGTCGGCGAACGGGGCGAAGTCCTCCCATTCTTCCATCACGTCGACCATGCAGCGCTGCAGCTCCTCGAACGGGAATACCGACGCTTTATCGTCGACAAACTCGCACATAAACAGGTTTTTAAAGTCCTCATCACTGTTTTCGCGTTTGAGTTGGTCGAGGTCGAACAGGGTGCAGCCACCGGCAAGGGCGTCCTCAATGGTGACAATCTGCCGCCACTGGCCATCGTCGCAGAGCTGGCCACCGGCGAGCGCGCGGTGACTGATGTCAATTTCGATGCGGTCGGCAATACGGCTGCGCCCCTTGTTGAACAGCTCGCCAGACCAGAAGGGATAAGCGCCGTGCGCCAGCGTTGAGGGTGTCGAAAAGTAGGTTGAGCGCAGATGCTTCTGCGAGGCCATGCCCGAGGCGACTTTGCGCAGCTTCTGAAAATTCGGGATCCAGAATATTTCATCGACATACAGGTCGCCGTTATGGCTCTGAGCCGTGTTGGAGTTGGTACCGAGAAAAATCAGCTTTGCGCCGTTGTTGCCAATGACAATCGGGTCGCCGGTCAGGTCGACGTCAACCAGTCGCGCAAACTGTATGATGTATTCGCGGAACACGTAAGCCTGCGTTTTACTGGCCGACAGAAAAATCTGGTTATGGCCGGTCTTGAGTGCTCGCAGCAGTGCCTCACGGGAAAAATAGAACGTCGCGCCAATCTGGCGGGATTTGAGAATGTCGCGAATACGGTGTGCCAGTCCTGCGCGGTACCACTGCAACTGGTACTCGAAAGACTGGTCGAAAAATAATTCCTCCAGCTTTTCGATAGCCTCGTCGCTGAAAAAATTCTTTTTCGGCTTCTTGCGCTCACCCTTGTTGCGGTTGGCGACGTTGGGGTTAAGGTCGGCCTCGTTGCCGGTCTGGCTGTAGCGGTTAACGCGTGCCAGTCGTTCAATCTGCCGCCCGAGCAGGTCAATCTCTTTGAAGTCACCGCCTGACTTTTGCGGCTTGGCGATGAGCTGAATCAGGCGCGCCTCAAGGCTGCTTTCAACGCGGGAAATCGGTGCGATGCCATCCCAGCCGTCGCGCTGTTTCCAGCTCTGCACGGTCGGGCGCTTGACCTGCAGCATTTCGGCAATCTGCGGCACGGAAAAACCCTGCCAGTAAAGCAGCGATGCCTGTCGTCGCGGGTCATGCAACAAGGTTGTATCGGTGGAAATGGTCATTGATGCCTCGCCGTAATGGATTCAGGGCAAGGCTACTTAATGGCCGTCAGTGATTCGCTAAGGTGCTGTTGTGTGGGCGGTTGTCCAGTCGTCATTGGTGGTCTGGCGTGTCCTGAGTCTGGAAACTGGCGGTGACCAGTAACCCCAACCTCAGGACTCCTGACAATGGCAAAAAAAGTCTCAAAATTCTTTCGAATCGGCGTCGAGGGTGATACCTGCGACGGGCGCATTATCAGCGCCAGTGATATTCAGGAAATGGCCGAAACCTATGACCCGCGTGTTTACGGTTGCCGTATCAACCTTGAACACCTGCGCGGCCTGTTGCCCGATGGCATATTCAAGCGTTACGGCGATGTGGTCGAGCTGAAAGCCGAGAAGATTGACGACGATTCTGCGCTTAACGGCAAGTGGGCGTTGTTCGCTAAAATCACCCCGACCGATGACCTTATCGCGATGAATAAAGCCGCGCAGAAGGTCTACACCTCAATGGAAATTCAGCCGAATTTTGCCAATACCGGCAAATGCTACCTCGTCGGCCTTGCTGTCACCGATGACCCGGCGAGCCTCGGCACTGAATATCTCGAATTCTGCCGCACTGCGAAGCACAACCCGCTGCAGCGCTTTAAAGCCCACCCTGAAAACGTCTTTTCCGCCGCCACGCTGGCCGAACTGGAATTTGAAGACGTTCCCGACACGGTGCTCAACAGCCTGGCCGATAAGGTGAAAGCCATTTTCAGCCGTAAGCAGGTCAGCGACGATGCGCGCCTGAATGATGTACATGAAGCGGTGACCGCCGTCAGCGAGCATGTGCAGACCAACCTCACTGCACAGGATAAGCGTCTTTCCGATATGGAAACCGCGTTTGCCACCTTCAAACAGGAACTGACCGGCAAGGTTGAAGAAACCAGCCAGGCATTTTCCGTCCTGAAAACCACTCTCGACAAAACCGAAAGTTTCAGCCAGCCGCGACGCACGAAAGCCAGCGGCGGTGGTGGCGATGAGCTGCTGACTGACTGCTGATAAACCGCAGACCGAAACCGGGCGGAACCCCCGCCCGATGCTGTGACTAACCGATTAAATCAAACAGGAAATACTATGCGTCAGGAAACCCGTTTTAAGTTCAATGCCTATCTGACCCAGCTCGCCAAACTGAACGGCATCAGCGTTGATGACGTCAGCAAAAAATTCACCGTCGAGCCGTCCGTCACGCAAACGCTGATGAACACCGTGCAGGCGTCATCCGCGTTTCTGCAGATGATTAACATTCTGCCGGTCGCAGAAATGAAGGGTGAGAAAATCGGTGTCGGTGTGACCGGCACCATCGCCAGCACGACCGACACCTCGGGCGACAAAGAGCGCCAGACCGCAGATTTTACCGCGCTTGAGTCCAACAAGTACGAGTGCAACCAGATTAACTTTGACTTCCACCTGACCTATAAACGCCTCGACCTGTGGGCGCGTTTTCAGGACTTTCAGCGTCGTATTCGCGACGCCATTGTCCAGCGTCAGGCACTGGATTTCATCATGGCCGGGTTTAACGGTACCACCCGCGCTGACACCTCTGACCGTGTTAAAAACCCGATGCTGCAGGATGTGGCCGTTGGCTGGCTGCAGAAATACCGCAATGAAGCCCCGGCGCGTGTGATGAGCAACATCACCGACGCTGACGGTAAAGTCGTTTCGGCAGTGATTCGCGTCGGTAAAAACGGCGACTATGAGAACCTCGACGCACTGGTGATGGATGGTACCAATACCCTGATTGACGAGATTTATCAGGATGACCCGAAACTCGTTGCCATCGTTGGCCGTAAGCTGCTGGCCGACAAATATTTTCCGCTGGTCAACAAACAGCAGGAAAACACCGAGTCGCTCGCGGCGGATATCATCATCAGCCAGAAGCGCATCGGCAACCTGCCAGCCGTACGTGTGCCGTACTTCCCGGCGAACGCGGTGTTCGTGACCACGCTGGAAAACCTCTCTATCTATTTCATGGATGAGAGCCACCGCCGCAGCATTGATGAAAACCCGAAAAAAGACCGCGTGGAAAACTACGAGTCGATGAACATCGACTATGTGGTCGAGGCGTATGCCGCCGGGTGCCTGCTGGAAAACATCACCCTGGGCGATTTCACCGCACCTGCAGCACCGGAAGGCGGAGAGTAAACCCATGACGAGCCCCGCACAGCGTCACATGATGCGGGTCTCGGCCTCTCAAGCCGCGCAGCGGGAACAAGCCCCGCTGCGCCATGCAACCGCCTATGAGCAGATGCTGGTTAAGCTGGCCGATGACCGCCGCACGTTAAAAAACATCCGTTCAAACGAACGTAAAGCCGAGAAAAAGCGCGAGCTGCTGCCGTTCTATGCGCCGTGGGTCGCCGGTGTGCTGACTGATGGTCGTGGTGCGCAGGATGACATTGTTATGACCGTCATGCTGTGGCGTCTCGATGCCGGTGATATCGCTGGCGCGCTGGAAATTGCCCCCTACGCGCTGAAGTACGGCCTCACCTCTGACCATCGCCGCACGACACCTTACATGCTGGTCGAGGAAGTGGCACTTGCCGCGCAGCGCCTGCGCGATGCCGGTGAGTCTGTCGACCTTTCCTGGCTGCAGGCCACTATCGACCTGACCGACGGCGCTGACGTTCCCGATATGGTGCGCGCCCGTCTGCATAAGGTGACAGGCCTGACCCTGCGTGATGCCGGTATGAATGCAGAGGCGCTGGCGCAGTTTCAGCGCGCGATGCAGCTCGACCGCAATGCCGGTGTGCGCAAGGAGATTGAGCGACTGGAACGGGCATTGAAGCCAAAGACAGAGGCCGCGCCCCGTAAAACGACTAAACCGCGCACGCGTAAACCTGCCACCAAACCGGCAGCAAAGCGCGGGCGTCCACCAAAGGCGGCAAAAACCGCCGGTTAACTGAACGCTCCCCGAGCCGGGCGGCACGCCGGTCAAAGCAGGCAAAGACCTGACGGCGACCGGCGTCCACCGCCCAACCTGATGAGGTTGTCATGACGACAGTGATACTGAACCAGCCCGACGAACCGCAGGACGTACCGGGCGTGGTGATTCCCGCACCGGAGACGGGCGGTGCAGTGATTAAAAACACGTTCTTTTTCCCTGATGTGGATCCGAAGCGCGTGCGCGAACTGATGCGCCTTGAGCAGACGGTTTCCGATGCGCGCCTGCGCAATGCCATCAAGACCGGCATGGCCGAGACCAATGCGGAGCTTTACGACTACCGGCTGCGCCAGACTGCCGCCGGGTTTAAGCAACTGGCCGACGTGCCTGCCGAGGAAATCGACGGCGAGAATGTACGTGTTTTCCACTATCTGAGTGCTGTGACGGCAATGGCAACCGCCACCCTGTATGAGCGCTATCGCGGCGTTGAGGCCACCGGCAAAGGTGACAAAAAAGCCGACAGCGTGGAAACCACCATTGATGACCTGTGGCGGGATATGCGCTGGTCAGTTGCGCGTCTGCAGGACAAGCCGCGCTGCATTGTGGGGCAGCTCTGATGAAAGTCAGGTCGATGCAGGGCGATACCCTCGACACGATTTGCGCCAGGTATTACGGGCGCACTGAGGGCGTGGTTGAGACGGTGCTGCAGGCTAATCCGGGTCTGTCTGAGCTGGGTGTCATTCTGCCGAATGGTACAGAGATTGACCTGCCCGATGTGGCATCGTCACCCGTAACTAAAACTATCAACCTTTGGGAGTAACCATGACAGAAGGTGAAAAAGGCGTCCTGTCACTGTTTGTGATTGGCGTGATGATTGTTGTTGGGAAAGTGCTGGCAGGCGGTGAACCCATCACCCCGCGTCTGTTTATTGGCCGCATGCTGCTCGGTGGTTTTGTTTCAATGGTCGCCGGTGTTGTTCTGGTGCAGTTTCCTGACATGTCACTGCCCGCCGTGTGCGGGATTGGATCCATGCTCGGTATTGCCGGTTATCAGGTGGTTGAAATCGCCATACAGCGCCGCTTTAAGTCACAAAAGGGGGAAAGTGATGCCGGTCATTAACACTCACCAGAATATCGCTGCGTTTCTGGACATGCTGGCGTATTCCGAAGGAACAGCGAACCATCCGCTGACGAAAAATCGTGGCTACGACGTCATTGTCACTGGCCTTGATGGCAGACCAGAGATTTTCACCGATTACAGCGACCACCCTTTCGCGCATGGCCGACCACCGAAAGTGTTTAATCGCCGTGGCGAGAAATCCACAGCCTCGGGACGTTACCAGCAGCTTTATCTGTTCTGGCCGCACTATCAGAAACAGCTCGCATTGCCTGATTTCAGCCCACTGTCGCAGGATAAGCTCGCGATCCAGTTAATCCGGGAGCGCGGTGCTCTTGACGATATCCGGGCGGGGCGTATTGAGCGTGCTGTTTCACGTTGTCGCAATATCTGGGCGTCATTACCGGGGGCCGGTTACGGCCAGCGCGAGCACGGTCTCGAAAAGCTGGTCACCATCTGGCGCACGGCTGGCGGGGTGGTGGCATGAAAGTCCTGATAACGCTGCTTGTGATGGCCGTGCTCGGGTTGCTGTGGCTGCACCATGAGAACGGCAATTTATCCCGCTCATTTGAGACGGCAAACCGCGTCGCGAGCGAGCAAAAGACGACGATTGGGATGCTGAAAAATCAGCTCAGTGTTGCCGGTCAGCTCGCCCGACGTAATGAATCCGCGCAGGTGACACTGCGCGAACAGCTCGCAAAGGCAAGTGCAGAAGCCAGCCGCCGTGAGCAGACGATAACGAGGTTACTTAATGAAAATGAAGCCTTTCGCCGCTGGTATAACGCTGCTCTGCCTGATGCTGTGCGTCGGCTGCACACCCGAACAGCCTGCGCCAGTGCCGGTGATTGTGGTCAACGGATGCCCGAGGGTGAGCCTTTGCCCTATGCCGGGAAGTGACCCGAAAACCAATGGTGACCTGAGCGCAGATATCCGCCGTCTTGAGGGGGCGCTGACTGCCTGCGCGCTGCAGGTCAAAACCGTCAAACACTGTCAGGATGAACTCGATGCAGAAGCACAAAAGCCTGCGCAAAGCGCTGATTAACGCCGTGCCGCAGCTCCGAAATAACCCCGATATGCTGCGCCTTTTTGCCGACAACGGCCACACCGATTCCCGACTGGCGAGCTCGCTGTCGTTTGAAAAGGTGTATGTGCTTAACGTGGTGGTGACCGACTTTACTGGCGACCTCGATTTGATATTCGTGCCGGTGCAGGCATGGCTGCGTGAACATCAGCCGGACATTATGACCACCGACGACGGGCGGGAAAAAGGATTCACCTGGATTATTGATATCAATAACGACGATTCGCTCGATATCAGTATCAGCCTGAGGCTCACCGAGCGCACGCTCGTCAAAGAGGTCGGGGGCGCGCTGCATGTCAGTTATGCACCAGAACCGCCACTGCCTGAGCTGGTGAAGCGCCCGGTTGCTATGTATGCAAACGGTGAATTAGTGAGCCAGTGGGATGAGTGAATTAACCGCGCTGCAGGAGCGCCTCGCCGGTCTGATTGCCAGCCTGTCACCGGCGGCACGTCGCAAAATGGCGGCTGAGATTGCGAAAAAGCTGCGTACCAGTCAGCAGCAGCGCATCAAGCGCCAGCAGGCACCCGACGGCACCCCGTATGCCGCACGAAAGCGCCAGCCGGTACGGAGCAAGAAAGGCCGCATTAAGCGCGAAATGTTCGCCAAACTGCGCACCAGTCGCTTTATGAAAGCCAAAGGCAGCGATAGTGCGGCGGTGGTGGAGTTTACCGGCAAGGTGCAGCGCATGGCGCGGGTGCATCAGTACGGCCTCAAAGACCGCCCAAACCGCAACAGCCGGGATGTGCAGTACGAGGCGCGCCCGTTGCTCGGTTTCACCCGCGACGATGAGCAAATGATTGAAGACGTCATTATCAGCCACCTCGGCAAATAAATATTGTGTGAACCACCACCGGAGGCGCGTGATTTGGCGCGGCTAAAGACCAGAGGCATTCTTTGCACTATGAATACGTTATCCACGATACAGGAGCTCGCGCGTGCGATTCGTAACCTCATCCGCTCAGGTGTGGTGACGGAGGTCGATACCGTGCAGGGGCTGTGCCGCGTACAAAGCGGCGGGATCCAGACGACATGGCTGAACTGGCTGACCACCCGCGCCGGTCGTTCGCGCACATGGTGGGCTCCCTCGCTCGGTGAGCAGGTGCTGCTGCTGGCAATCGGTGGCGAGCTTGATACCGCTTTCGTGCTGCCGGGGATTTTCTCCGACGATAACCCCGCTCCGTCTGCCTCGGCGGATGCGTGGCATGTGGTTTTTCCTGATGGCGCGGTCATTGAGTACGAGCCGGAGACCAGTGCACTGACGGTCAGAGGCATCAAAACTGCTGACGTGACCGCGTCGGAATCCATCACGGCCACTGTGCCTGTGGTGCTGGTGAAAGCAGAAACCCGCATCACCCTCGACACCCCGGAGGTGGTATGCACCAACAAACTGACGACGGCAACGCTTGAGGTGCAGAAAGGCGGGGAGATGAGAGGCGACATTGTCCACAACGGCGGCACATTTAAATCAAACGGTGTGCAGCTCGACGACCACGGTCACGGTGGTGTGCAAAGAGGCGGTGCCTGGACGGAGGACACCAAATGACGGCGCGCTATATGGGGATGAACCGCAACACCGGTCTCGGTATCAGTGACACTGAACACATCAGCCAGAGCATGCGCGACATTCTGCTGACGCCGGTCGGCTCGCGGGTGATGCGTCGTGAATATGGCTCGCTCCTGTCTGCGCTGATTGATATGCCGCAAAACCCGGCGCTCAGGCTGCAAATCATGGTGGCGTGCTATTCGGCCATCCAGAAGTGGGAGCCGCGTATCAGGCTTACATCCATCAGCTTTGAGACTGGTGATGCTGGCGAGATGTATGTCGATATTACCGGGATGCGTACCGATACGGGTGCGTCAGTTTCAACCACTGTTTCACTGAGTTAAATCACTATGGCAACTGTTGACCTGAGCCTGTTACCCGTTCCCGATGTGGTTGAGGAACTGGATTTTGAAACCATCCTTGCGGAACGCATTGCGACGCTAATTTCGCTATACCCCGAAGACCAGCAGGAAGCTGTAGCCCGGACGCTCGCACTTGAGTCTGAACCAATTGTTAAATTGCTGCAGGAAAACGCCTACCGTGAGGTTATCTGGCGTCAGCGTGTTAATGAAGCTGCTCGCGCAGGCATGCTGGCTTATGCCAGAGATAGCGACCTCGATAATCTCGGGGCGAATTTCAATGTTGAGCGCCTGGTCGTCAGGCCTGCTGATGACACCACCATCCCCCCGACCCCCGCTGAAATGGAGCTTGATGCCGATTTTCGTCTGCGTATACAGCAGGCATTTGAAGGGATGAGCGTTGCGGGATCCACCGGAGCTTATGAATTTCATGGCCGCAGTGCTGACGGGCGTGTCGCAGATATTTCTGTTATCAGCCCTTCCCCAGCATGTGTCACGATATCTGTGCTTTCGCGTGAGAATAACGGTGCGGCGTCTGATGAGCTTCAGAGCATCGTGCGCAATGCGCTGAATGCTGAGGACGTGAGGCCGGTTGCTGACCGGGTTACAGTGCAGTCAGCTCAGATTATTGACTACCAGATACGCGCAACACTTTTCGTTTATCCGGGGCCGGAAAATGAGCCGATTCGTGCGGCGGCTGAGGCGAAGCTCAAAGCTTATATCAGTGCACAGCACAGGTTGGGGCGGGATATTCGCCTGTCAGCAATTTATGCCGCGTTGCATGTTGAGGGGGTGCAACGTGTCGAACTGGCTGCACCTGTGGCCGACATTGTGCTTGATAAAACGCAGGCATCTTTTTGCACAGACTATCAGATAGTGATTGGTGGCTCCGATGAGTGATGTCCGCCTGTTACCTGTAGGGTCATCACCTCTTGAGGTGGCTGCTGCCAGAGCCTGCGCAGATATTGAAAATACACCTGTTCCGTTACGCCGCCTGTGGAGTCCTGACACCTGTCCTGCAAATCTTTTGCCGTGGCTGGCGTGGGCGTTTTCCGTTGACCGCTGGGATGAGAACTGGCCGGAAAAAACAAAGCGCGATGTTATTCGCAGCGCGTATTTCACTCACTGCCACAAAGGCACGATAGGCGCTGTCAGGCGAGTTATTGAGCCGCTCGGATACATAATCAACGTTACGGAATGGTGGGAGACAGGTGACCCGGCGGGAACGTTTCGTCTTGATATCGGTGTGCTGGAAAGCGGTATTACCGAAGAAATGTATTTAGAAATGGAGCGGTTGATTGCTGATGCGAAACCTGCGAGCCGTCATTTGATTGGCCTGAATATTATCCAGGATATTCCCGGTTATATGTATACAGGTGGTGTGAGCTGTGACGGCGACATTATTACAGTTTACCCCGGATAAGTGAGGAATAATGAGCACGAAATTTAAAACTATTATCACCACTGCCGGAGCCGAAAAACTGGCAGCGGCTACTGTGCCGGGTGGTAAAAAAGTGAATATCACCGTGATGGCCGTTGGTGACGGAGGCGGAAAACTGCCAGTGCCGGACGCCGGTCAGGTGCAGCTCGTGAATGAGGTCTGGCGCCATGCCCTGAATAAAATCAGCCAGGACAACCGGAACAGCAATTACATTGTAGCCGAGCTGGTTATTCCGCCCGAGGTGGGAGGATTCTGGATGCGCGAGTTGGGTCTTTATGATGACGAGGGCACTCTCATTGCTGTTGCCAATATGGCAGAAAGCTACAAGCCAGAACTTGCCGAGGGCTCAGGCCGTGCGCAGACATGTCGCATGGTCATTATTGTCAGCAGTATTGCCTCAGTTGAATTATCCATTGATTCGACAATGGTAATGGCGACGCAGGAATATGTTGATGACAGGATTGCGGAACATGAGAAGTCACGTCGACATCCTGACGCCACACTGAAAGAAAAAGGCTTTACTCAACTCAGTAGCGCAACAGACAGCGCGTCTGAGGTGCTTGCGGCGACGCCGAAAGCGGTTAAAGCGGCGTATGACCTTGCTAATGCTAAATATACCGCTCAGGACGCGAGCACAGCGCAAAAAGGCATTGTGAGGCTGAGTAGTGCGGCAGACAGTACCAGTGAAGCTGAGGCCGCAACACCGAAAGCTGTCAAAATTGCGATGGATAATGCGAATGCGAGGCTGGCAAAAGACCGGAACGGCGCTGATATTCCGAATCCGCCGTTGTTTGTCCAGAATATCGGTTTAAAACCCACGGTCGATAAAGCTGCTAATGCCGTTGATAAAAATGGCGACACGATGAACGGAAACCTGACACTCAAGGGTGATTACCGGCTGAGTTTTATTATCCAGAATGAAGACGGTTCTATTCGTGCTTATATCTTCAAGGACAAAGGTGGCGACGGTATTCGCATCAGTAATGGCGATGACGGCGGCGGTGATTTTGTTTTTGGTAAAAATGGACAGTTTTACTGCCCGGATATTATGCATGTTGGTAATACGATTGTATGGGGTGACGGAAATATCGAGGGGGCGCGATGGGGCGGTTTGTTGAGCGACTGGTTAACTGCTCAACTGGTTGCCCGTGACAATAATATTAACTTGCGAGCACCCTATGAATGGGTTAACCAAAACTTTGTCAACCGTGCACAGCGCGGCGCACAGGCCAGCATGACTATGGACGGCGGACTTGTAGAGGCTCCATGGGGATGTTTTCTTACGGGGGGGAACGGTAACGAGGGTAATCAGGTTGGAGTGGCTTTATACCGTCCATTGCAGATTCTTCGCAATAATACTTGGGTAACGATAGAGAACTGAAAATGAAACTGATTAATTTGCAACGCTACATTCTGATGAATTATTTTTTAGGTGATGGCATTCAGTATTTTATAGATGCCACAGGTAAGGACTGGTATAAATCACTGCCCAAATTCACAAAGAAATACAGCCTTGCTATCGAAAATGATACGGGCGTTATTCGTAGTATCAGCGAAGATGCATCCCGGCTTTATCCCGGTGGTTTGACCGTTGTTGATGTTGACAGTATTCCGGCAGGTTGTGACATTTTCGGCGGATGGGTATTTGACGGAGAGAAAGTCATTCCTCGTGAGTACACATTGGCCGAACAGCAACGCCAGTCAGATGAAAAGAAAAAAACACTTCTTGCTGAGGCGGAGGCAACAATTTCCACGCTTGAGCGTGCGGTAAGGTTAGGCATGGCTACCGGGGAAGAAATAAGGCGACTCGAAGCATGGGAGCGTTACAGCGTATTGGTGAGCAGGGTTAAGCAGTCAGATGACTGGCCGCAAAAACCTGAATAACCCGGCGGCATTTGCCCGCTTCTTTCTCATCCATTAGTTGTGCCAGACATCATCCAGCCCTGACAAATAGCCCCTCACAAGACCAGCCAGGACAATAACACTCGCCCACTAACTACGGAGTTAACCGGATGAGTGATTTTCACCACGGCACGAAGGTCATCGAAATAAATGACGGTACGCGTGTTATTTCCACGGTCGCAACCGCAATCGTCGGCATGGTCTGGACAGCCAGCGATGCGGATGCCGAGACATTTCCCCTCAACGAGCCGGTACTGATTACCAATGTGCAGAGCGCCATTGCGAAAGCCGGTAAAAAAGGCACTCTGTCAGCTTCCCTGCAGGCCATCGCCGACCAGTCAAAGCCTGTCACCGTTGTCGTGCGCGTTGCCGAAGGTACCGGAGACGATGCAGAAGCGCAGACCACGTCCAACATTATCGGCGGCACGGATGAGAACGGTAAATACACCGGTATCAAGGCGCTGCTAACTGCCGAAGCGGTCACCGGCGTTAAGCCGCGCATTCTCGGTGTGCCGGGTCTCGATACGCAGGAAGTCGCAACCGCACTTGCATCGGTCTGTATCAGCCTGCGTGCGTTTGGTTACGTCAGCGCATGGGGCTGTAAGACCATTTCCGAGGCGATGGCATATCGCGAGAATTTCAGCCAGCGCGAGCTGATGGTCATCTGGCCTGATTTCCTCGCATGGGATACCACCGCGAACGCCACCGCCACGGCATACGCCACCGCCCGCGCACTCGGTCTGCGTGCCTACATCGACCAGACTATCGGCTGGCACAAAACGCTGTCTAACGTTGGCGTGCAGGGCGTTACCGGCATCAGCGCCTCAGTCTTTTGGGATTTGCAGGCATCCGGCACAGATGCTGACCTGCTCAACGAGGCCGGAGTCACCACGCTGGTGCGCAAGGATGGTTTCCGTTTTTGGGGGAACCGCACATGCTCTGATGACCCGCTTTTCCTGTTTGAGAACTACACCCGAACCGCGCAGGTGCTGGCCGACACAATGGCTGAGGCGCACATGTGGGCGGTCGATAAGCCCATCACCGCATCGCTCATCCGTGACATTGTCGACGGCATTAACGCCAAATTCCGCGAGCTGAAATCAAATGGCTACATCGTGGACGGTGAATGCTGGTTCGACGAGGAATCGAACGATAAGGAAACCCTCAAGGCCGGGAAACTGTATATCGACTACGACTATACACCGGTTCCCCCACTGGAAAGCCTGACCCTGCGCCAGCGTATCACCGATAAATATCTGGTGAATCTGGCTGAATCGGTCAACAGCTAAGGAGCCTGAAACAACATGGCACTACCCCGCAAACTTAAATATCTGAACATGTTCAATGACGGCCTTAGCTACATGGGCGTTGTTGAATCCGTGACGCTGCCGAAGCTGACCCGCAAGCTCGAAAACTATCGCGGCGGCGGTATGAATGGCGCTGCAGCGATTGACCTCGGCCTCGACGATGATGCGCTTACTGTCGAATGGTCTGTCGGTGGCCTGCCTGATGTGGCGCTGTGGGCGCAGTATGCCGCGCCGGGGGCTGATGCCGTGCCGCTGCGTTTTGCTGGCTCTTACCAGCGTGACGACACTGGCGAAATCGTTGCGGTCGAGGTGGTCATGCGTGGCCGTCATAAAGAAATCGACGGCGGCGAAAATAAGCAGGGTGAAAATACCTCGACCAAACTGTCGACCGTTTGCACCTATTACCGCCTCACGATTGATGGTAGCGACATTATCGAAATCGACACCGTCAACATGGTCGAGAAGGTGAACGGCGTCGACCGTCTGGAACAGCACCGCCGCGCAATCGGGCTGCTGTAATTCCCTGACCGGTCAGCACTGCTGGCCGGTTATTACCCCCATTCAGAGCAGAGAAAAAATCATGGCAAAAGCACCACGCAAAACCCCTGAATTTATTGATACGGCTGGCAATGAAATTGACACCGTAAACCCGAATGTCGTGACCCTCGACAAGCCGATTAAACGCGCCGGTCAGACAATTGAAAAGGTCACGCTGATTGAACCGAACGCAGGCACCCTGCGCGGCGTCAGTCTGGCGGCGGTGGCGCAGTCCGAGGTCGATGCGCTGATTAAGGTGCTGCCCCGCATGACCTACCCGGCACTCACCACGCAGGAGCTCACCGCAATGAACCTGCCCGATATGCTGTCGCTGGCCGCTAAGGTGATTGGTTTTTTGTCACCGGCTTCGGCGGAATAGACTTCCCGCCCGGCCTGTCGACCGATGACCTGATGGCGGATATCGCAGTGATATTCCACTGGCCGCCATCAGAGCTCTATTCCCTGAGCCTGACCGAGCTCATCACATGGCGCGAAAAGGCGCTGCAGCGTAGCGGAAACCACAATGAGTAATAACCTGAGGCTTGAGGTATTGCTGAAAGCGGTCGACCAGGCGACCCGACCGCTTAAATCCATCCAGACCGCGAGTAAAAGCCTGTCGGGCGATATTCGCGACACACAAAAAGGGCTGCGTGACCTGAATGGTCAGGCGTCGAAAATCGACGGCTTTCGTAAGGCAAGCGCGCAACTGGCCGTAACCAGTCAGGCGCTTGATAAGGCGAAACGCGAGGCCGGTGAGCTGGCCGTGCAGTTTAAAAACACCACCAATCCGACCCGCGCGCAGGCGCAGGCACTTGAAGCGGCAAGGCGTGCCGCCTCTGAGTTGCAGACGAAATACAACAGCCTGAGAACGTCGGTACAGCGCCAGCGCTCCGAGCTGATGCAGGCCGGTATTAATACCCGCACTCTCTCTGCAGATGAGCGTCGGCTCAAAACCTCCATCAGCGAAACAACTGCGCACGTTAATCGACAACGTGAGGCACTGGCGCGCGTCAGTGCGCAGCAGGCGAAATTAAGCCGGGTGAAAGAGCGATATAAATCAGGCAAGGAGCTTGCCGGTAACATGGCCGCAGCAGGCGCTGCGGGGTCGGTATCGCGACACGGAACGATGGCCGGGGTTAAATTACTGATGCCCGGTTATGACTTTACGCAGAAAAATTCCGAGCTGCAGGCTGTGCTCGGGGTCGATAAGCAGTCGCCAGAAATGCAGGCGTTACGCAAACAGGCGCGCCACGTCGGCGACAATACTGCAGCCTCTGCAGATGATGCAGCAAGCGCGCAAATCATCATTGCGAAAAGCGGCGGTGATGCAGCTGCCATTCAGGCGCGACGCCGAGTCACGCTGAATATGGCGCTGTCAAACCGGCGCACGATGGAGGAAAACGCAGCGCTGCTGACCGGGATGAAATCAGCGTTTCAGCTTTCAAACGACAAGATTGCGCACATTGGCGACGTTCTCTCGATGACGATGAACAAAACCGCCGCCGATTTTGACGGACTGAGCGACGCGCTGACCTATGCCGCACCGGTGGCAAAAAATGCCGGGGTGAGCATCGAGCAAACCGCCGCAATGGTCGGTGCACTGCACGATGCCAAAATCACCGGGTCAATGGCGGGCACGGGTAGCCGCGCCATTCTCAGCCGCCTGCAGCTCCCACCGGAAAAAGCGTTTGAGGCCATTAAGGAGCTCGGCGTCAAAACGTCAGACAGCAAGGGGAACACGCGCCCGATATTCTCCATCCTGAAAGAAATGCAGCGCAGCTTTGAGAAAAACAACCTCGGGACAAGCCAGCGCGGCGAGTATATGAAAACCATTTTCGGCGAGGAGGCCAGCTCGGCGGCGGCGGTACTGATGGAAGCCGCCTCAAGCGGCAAACTTGACCGGCTCACCGCTGCGTTTAAAGCCTCGGACGGTAAAACCGAGGAACTGGTTAAGGTTATGCAGGATAACCTCGGCGGCGACTTTAAAGAGTTCCAGTCTGCTTATGAGGCAGTCGGTACTGACCTTTTTGACCAGCAAGAGGGCTCGCTGCGTAAACTCACCCAAACCGCCACGCAATACGTGTTAAAGCTCGACGGCTGGATCCAGAAGAACAAAGGGCTGGCGACAACCATTGGCATCATCGCCGGTGGCGCTCTAGCTCTGATTGGTATCATCGGCGGTATTGGCCTCGTTGCGTGGCCGGTTGTTATGGGGATTAACGCCATTATCGCTGCTGCTGGCGTGCTGGGTACGGTCTTTACTGTTACCGGTAGTGCCATTGTGACCGCACTTGGCGCGATTACCTGGCCGATTGTCGCAGTGGGGGCGGCTATTGTGGCTGGTGCGTTACTCATCCGTAAATATTGGGAGCCCATCAGCGCATTTTTCTCGGGGGTGATTGAGGGCATCATGAGTGCCTTTGCACCGGTCGCAGAAATGTTCGCTCCACTGGCACCCATTTTTGACGGTCTCGGTGAGAAACTGCGCGGCGTCTGGCAGTGGTTTAAAGACCTGATAGCACCGGTCAAAGCCACGCAGGAAACGCTCGATAGCTGCAAAAATGTCGGCGTCATATTTGGTCAGGCGCTGGCCTCTGCTTTGATGCGTCCGCTCAATGTATTTAACAAGTTGCGCAGCGGTGTCGACTGGCTTCTCGAAAAGCTCGGTATCATCAACAAAGAGTCAGACAACCTCGACCAGACTGCCGCCAAAACCAACGCCGCCACGCAGGGTAATTCCTACATCCCGGCAACCAGCACATATGGCGGCTATCAAGCTTACCAGCCAGTTACCGCACCGGCGGGACGCTCTTACATTGACCAGAGTAAAAGCGAATACAAAATCACTCTGCCGGGAGGTGCTGCGCCGGGGCATCAGCTTGACAGACAGCTACGCGACACGCTCGAACAGATTGAGCGCGAAAAGCGTGCGCGTCAGCGTGCCAGTATGAGCCATGACTGAGAGGAATAAACGATGATGCTTGCGCTTGGAATGTTTGTGTTTGAACGTCGCACCCTGCCTTATCAGTCGATGCAGCACTCGAAGGATTACCGCTGGGCGTCTAATGACCGGGTGGGTAAGCCGCCTGCTTATCAGTTTCTCGGCGAGGGGGAAACGTCGATACAGCTTGCCGGTACACTGTACCCAGCCATCACCGGCGGCTGGATCTCACTAAAGGCTGTAGAGGTAATGGCTAACGAGGGCAGAGCGTGGCCGTTGATTGAGGGAACTGGAAACATTTTAGGGATGTATATCGTCGATAAGGTGTCGACCACGCACGCCGAGTTTTTCAGCGACGGCGCTGCCAGAAAGATTGATTTCACCCTTTCGCTTAAACGGGTCGACGAATCACTGACGGCAATGTTTGGCGACCTGAATAAGCAGGCCAGCGAGCTTCTAGGCTCTGCCGGAAATCTGACTGATAAGCTGCAGAGTGCGCTCGGAGGACTGACCGCATGATTACGGGCATGACTATTGACGCCGGAACTAGCCTTGCACCGGCATTTATGTTAACGCTGAACAGCCAGGACATTACCAGCAATTTTAGTGACCGGCTGATTTCTCTCACCATGACAGACAACCGGGGCTTTGAGGCTGACCAGCTCGACATTGAGCTCGACGACACCGACGGCAAAGTCGAATTACCACTGCGCGGGGCGGTGCTGACGTTGTGGCTTGGCTGGCAGGGTTCGGCGCTTCTGAATAAGGGCGATTTCACGGTCGATGAGATTGAGCACCGGGGCGCGCCTGATATCCTGACCATCCGCGCGCGTAGTGCAGACTTTCGCGGAACGCTCAATTCACGGCGTGAAGAATCATGGCACGATACTACCATCGGTGAGTTGGTCAGCACCATTGCAAAGCGCAATAAACTGACGGCCAGTGTCGCGGATTCACTGAAAAAAATTCCGGTACCGCATATCGACCAGTCGCAGGAGTCCGACGCCGTATTTCTGACCCGACTGGCTGACCGCAATGGGGCGACGGTGTCAGTGAAAGCGGGGAAACTCCTGTTTCTGAAAGCCGGTAGTGCGATGACGGCCAGCGGCAAGCCCGTCCCGCAAATGACACTAACTCGCAACGATGGTGACCGTCATCAGTTTGCTATTGCCGACCGTGGGGCTTACACCGGCGTAACCGCAAAATGGTTGCACACCAAAGACCCGAAGCCGCAAAAGCAGAAAGTAACACTGAAACGCAAGCCAAAAGAGAAGCACCTGCGCGCACTGGAGCACCCGAAAGCAAAGCCAGTCAGCAAAAAGACAAAGGCCAAAAAAGAGCCGGAAGCGCGCGAGGGTGAGTATATGGCCGGTGAGGCCGATAACGTGCTGGCGCTGACGACGGTCTACGCTTCTAAGGCGCAGGCGATGCGTGCCGCTCAGGCTAAGTGGGATAAGCTGCAGCGAGGCGTTGCGGAGTTTTCAATTACGCTGGCGCTTGGTAGGGCTGATTTATTCCCTGAGACACCGGTGCGCGTATCAGGCTTTAAGCGCGTCATAGATGAGCAGGCATGGTTAATCAGTAAGGTAACTCACAATCTGAATAATAGCGGCTTCACGACGGGCTTAGAGCTTGAGGTTAAACTCTCTGATGTGGAGTACAACGCGGAATCGGATGATGAATAAAATGTATTCACAAAAAGTGAATTTATGATTATCATTTATTCACGAATTGAGAATAAAGGGTGGGTTATGTTTCATTGTCCGAAGTGCCATCATGCCGCACATGCGCGAACAAGCCGCTATCTAACCGAAAACACGAAAGAACGCTACCACCAGTGCCAGAACATCAACTGTAGTTGTACGTTTATGACAATGGAAACGATAGAGCGCTTTATTGTTACTCCGGGAGCCATTGACCCGGCACCGCCTCACCCGACTGTCGGTGGTCAGCGGCCATTGTGGCTCTGATAAATTTCCGCTAAATGCCCGCCGCGTGCGGGTTTTTTTATGCACTCAGGAAAGTGGCGGTAAAAAATCCACCGCCATTCTATCGCCACTCGAAAACGAGGCAACAAAAAGGCCACTCGAGAGAGTGGCCTAACTGTATGTATTTACTACTTAAATTTGGTGGCCCCTGCTGGACTTGAACCAGCGACCAAGCGATTATGAGTTCCTACAAGAACAACCGAAAATCAATAGTATGCGTTATTTATCATTGACATAGATTGCCATTGTTTGCCAATAATTACCTATTATTCGCCATTTCTACCGCCACTTTATCGCCATTCTATTATCTGTTACTCAGAACCATCGCCGACATAGGTTCCATCAGGTGCGAGATGATATCTTCCACCAACATAAGTCCCATCTGGGGCAAGTGTTGGGCGGCCAGCAACATAACTTCCATTTGGCGCTAAGCGTGGAACGCCACCGACATAAGTTCCATCGGGTGCAAGGCGTGGTGCTCCTCCTCCAACATAAGTCCCATTAGGGGCAAGCATAGGTTGTCCGTAAACATAGGTACCATCAGGTGCTAATCGAACTGACATACAACCTCCATAACTTATTTGCTGTTAGTAATGTGAACTAAAGGATTTAGTTTAACTGCATCCTCTAAATGGTCGGGTGCAAAGTGCGCATATCGCATGGTCATTTTTATATCTGTATGGCCGAGTACGCGCTGCAACACCAAAATATTACCGCCATTCATCATAAAGTGACTAGCGAAGGTGTGACGTAAAACGTGGGTAAGTTGTCCTGCCGGTAGTTCGATACCTGTTCTTTCCAAAGCTGACCGGAACGCGCCATAACAATCACTGAACAACCGGCCCTTTTTATCATCAGGCAGAGACTCATAGAGCTCTTTGCTGATTGGGACGGTGCGATTTTTTCTACCTTTCGTGTTGGTGTATGTGATTTTGTATTTCGCGAGTTGGCTTTTTCTCAGACTCTCGGCCTCAGACCACCGTGCGCCAGTTGCGAGACAGATTCTTACCACGGTTTCTAAATCAGGGTGGTCATGTCGGTTACACTCTCCGAGCAGTTGCGAAATTTGGTCGTGAGTTAGCCAAGTCATTTCCATTTCTTCTGTGCGGAATGGGCGCATATTTTTTAGTGGGTTTTCACCCTTCCATTCTCCGAGGCGGTTTAGCTCATTGAACACCGCCCGGAAGTAGGCCAGCTCAAGATTAAGCGTGCGAGGCGATACCTCTTTCACTCTGTTTGAACGGGCATACTCACCTTTTAACCGTTTTTCTCGGTAGCGGGAAAACATCTGCGCATCGAAATCGCGTGCGAGTGGTTCGCCCATACACTCAAAAGCATGGTGCATGGCTAACTGGCGTTTCAAACCATCTTTCAGTGTAATGCCATGAGCGCTATACCATGAATCAACCAGCTCTTTTAACGTGCGCCTGTCTTCCTTTTCTTCCTGCCACGGGTTTTGAACGGTGTACTGCTCAAACGCCAGAGCCTCGCCTTTAGTAGCGAATTTCTTTCTGATACGTTTGCCTTTTGCACCGTTTGGGTAGAGTTCACAAATCCAACCGCCAGCCGGATTTTTACGGACGGTCATTAGTTAACCTCGCTGTATACACCCACCACACGCCCCAACGTTTTAATATCATCAATGCCGCATTCGAAAGGAACCTTCCCGCCTGCAACATGTAGTTTTCTACCCGGTAGTTTTGTTAACTCTCGAATGCTTATTGCTCCCTCAATGTCGACTAGCCATAAGCCGTCAGACAATGATGCTTGCTTGTCCACAAAATAAATTTTCCCCTCGGAACGGATAGCCATCCCATCTGTGAGCGGTTTTGTGAAAAATTGGGCATCAACACTCAATTGTTTATCGGATTTGAGGATTTCTTCACTTAATGTGAATCCCTCAATCCTTTTTGCGTCGCTCGATTCTCTGTTATTTACAAATGCTTCTCCTTCTCCGGTAAGTAACCACTGGAGATTAGCACCTGTTTCAAGGGCACAGTGAGCCGCAAAGTCATAGGAGATAGCGCCTCGGGTGTACCTGTTTGACAATGAGCTGGACGCGATATCGAAGTGGTTAGCTAATTGAATTTTCTGCGAAAATCCGTACGCCTCGCAGATGCGGTCAAGTACATCCACGTTGCTCCATCCTAAAGAATCTATTCTCATTTCGATAAAACCTATTTACTATCTCTCAATTGGGAGATATATTTTGGCTAAACCCACGCAATTGATGGCAAGTGTTGGCAAACAGAGTCAAATCAATTGCAAACTTTGGCTAATAGGGAATCATGCAATATGGCTTCTGAAATCGCAATCATCAAAGTGCCTGCACCTATCGTTACTCTGCAACAATTCGCAGAGCTTGAGGGTGTTTCTGAACGCACCGCCTACCGCTGGACAACCGGCGACAACCCTTGTGTACCAATCGAACCCCGCACAATCCGTAAAGGCTGCAAGAAAGCAGGTGGCCCGATTCGCATTTATTACGCACGCTGGAAAGAAGAGCAGTTGCGTAAGGCGTTGGGACATTCCCGTTTTCAACTCGTCATCGGTGCTTAATTCACTTTATGTGAATTGTAAGGATGCAACATGTTTGATTTTCAGGTTTCCAAACATCCCCACTATGACGAAGCGTGCCGGGCTTTTGCGCAGCGTCACAACATGGCGAAGCTGGCCGAGCGTGCGGGTATGAATGTTCAAACGTTACGTAACAAGCTCAACCCAGAACAGCCTCACCAGTTCACGCCGCCTGAATTGTGGCTGCTGACTGACCTGACCGAAGACTCAACCCTCGTTGATGGTTTTCTGGCGCAGATTCATTGTCTGCCATGCGTGCCGGTTAATGAGCTGGCTAAAGATAAATTGCAGTCTTACGTCATGCGCGCAATGAGTGAACTCGGTGAACTGGCGAGCGGTGCGGTATCTGATGAGCGTCTGACCACTGCCCGTAAGCACAACATGATTGAAAGCGTTAACTCCGGCATTCGCATGTTGTCATTGTCGGCTCTGGCGCTGCATGCACGTCTGCAGACTAATCCCGCTATGTCGAGCGTGGTCGATACCATGAGCGGTATTGGCGCATCGTTTGGTCTGATTTGAGGTGCGTATGCTGAAAAGTGAACCGTCATTTGCGTCTCTGCTCGTTAAGCAAAGCCCCGGTATGCATTACGGCCACGGCTGGATCGCAGGTAAGGACGGCAAGCGCTGGCACCCGTGCCGCTCACAGTCCGAATTATTAAAAGGGCTGAAAACAAAGTCGCCGAAATCGTCAGGTTTTTTAATTATTCGTATTGTCCACTTTGTAATTAAAGGAGTGAAACATGTCACGCGATGAATTAAGAATTGTTTTGGGTGCCATGATTCCAAATATGGAGGAAGGTTTTGAAATTAAAACCCGCGACGGCGCAATACTTCGCGTTGACCCTGAGTGGGAGTGCTGCAAAGAATTTAAGGATGGATTAAAAGCCGAAATCATCAAGCAGTTAAAAAGCAAACCTGCTGTTGTATTTGGATATAGTTAATTAATTAAACGTAATTACTTGGCGTAAACCCGCCGGGCATTCTTTTGCCAAAAAACAGGAGGATATATGAGTCGAACTATTTATTTATCAACGCCGAGTGGTGCTGGCGACCACTTGCTGGAGTCTTTGTTTAAAGAAGCCAAAAAAGAAGAGCGCAAAGACCGCCGTCTCGCCGTTTCAATCCGTCTCGAAGATCTGGCCGTTCACATTACCAATTCAGATATGACAGGCAAAGAAGCGGCCGAGCTACTGCGCCGCGAAGCCACTCGCTTTGAGAACGAATCACAGGAGCTTCACTAATGGCCGACGCAATGGATTTAGCACAACTGCGCGAGCAGGAAGACCGCGAACGCCACATAAGCAACGCGCGCAGCCGTCGCCATGAGGTTTCTGCATTTATCTGTGAGGAATGCGATGCACCTATCCCGGAAGCGCGCCGCCGAGCCATACCGGGCGTGCAGTGCTGCGTTACCTGTCAGGAAATCTTAGAGCTGAAAAGTAAACATTATAACGGAGGTGCTTTATGAGCATTACCAATGCAACTATTAGCCAGCGTGCAAAAAAATGGCTTGAAGATGACCGTATATTTATTGACACCGAAACTACGGGTTTGGGTGATGATGCGGAAATAGTAGAAATCTGTTTAATAGATAGCGCTGGTTTTATCATGCTAAATACATTGGTTAAACCAACTAAACCAATTCCAGCAGAGGCTACGGCCATTCATGGAATAACTGATGAAATGGTTATGTATGCGCCAACGTGGAAAGATATTCACGGCGCAGTAGCTTCTTTATTTTTTGAGTATGGCTTTGTTATTTATAACGCCGATTACGACACAAGACTTATATATCAAACTGCGAAATTATATGGGCTTGAGAATGACGGCTTTTGTTATTTTTTAAATGAGCGTTCGGCCTGCGCCATGATGCTATATGCAGAGTATCGCGGCGAGCCAGGGCGATTTAAAGGTTATAAATGGCACAAATTAGTTGATGCCGCTGCACATGAAGGGGTTAGCGTTGAAGGAAAGGCACACCGTGCATTAGCAGATTGCCGGATGACTCTTGGCATTATCGACGCTTTGGCAAAAGGCGGTGCAGCATGAGTATCCGTATCGAAATAGGTGATAAATGGGTAATCACCAGCGACCAATATCAATTCATCCTGAATGAAAAAAAAGTCGTTAAGACCGGCAATAAAGCTGGCGAGGAATGGCTCGACACCATCGGTTATTACCCGAAGATTAATCAGCTCATTTCTGGTCTGGTACATCACCACATTCATACGGCAATGATTATTTCCCTTAGTGCAATGGCAGAGGAAATAGAGAAGTTATCTTTTATCTGTGAAGAAGCATTTAAGGCGGTTAAAAAATGATTGATTCCCGCTGCTTTGCTGAAAGCACAATAAATATTGTTTCTGTTTCTGGTGGAAAGGACAGCCTTGCTCAATGGATTCTTGCGGTAGAGAACGACGTACCGCGCACCACTGTTTTTGCAGATACCGGGCATGAGCATTCCCAAACAATGGAGTATCTGGATTATCTTGAATCCAGACTCGGCCCGGTTATTCGAGTGAAAGCCGATTTTACTCGGCGGATTGAAGGCAAACGGAAATTCATTGCTGAAAAATGGCCTGTCTCTCTCGTTGAAGAATGCGGAATGTCTCATGAGCAGGCTGCAGAACGAATCGCAAAGGCACTGGAAATCCTTAAGCCAACCGGTAATCCGTTTCTCGATTTGTGCATGTGGAAAGGACGGTTCCCGAGCACGAAAGCAAGGTTTTGTTCACTGGAACTGAAACATGACTCAGTACGGGACAAGATTGTACTCCCAGCGCTGGAGAAATATGACGAAGTAATTCTATGGCAGGGTGTTCGTGCTCAGGAGTCACCAGCCCGCGCTGCGTTACCTATGTGGGAGGAGGATGCAGATAATACCCCCGGTTTGCATGTGTATCGCCCAATTCTTAACTGGACACATGAAGACGTATTTGCCTTAGCTAAACGACACGGAATTAAACCGAACCCACTCTATCAGCAAGGTTGTAGCAGAGTTGGCTGCATGCCATGTATTCATGCAAGAAAATCTGAGCTGGCAGAGATTTTTGCTCGCTGGCCGGAGGAGATTGCGCGCGTTGCAGAGTGGGAACGTCTTGTTGCTGCCTGTTCACGTCGGGGAAACTCAACATTTTTCCCTTCGACTCACGACCCGCGGCGAGCAGAAAAACGTATTGAAGTTGTTACCGTAGAAGAATATGGGATAGCTTCATATCGTGACTGGGCGATGACTACGCGTGGCGGTTCTCAGTACGATTTGCTCGCTGCTACAAACGACAAAACTGTGTGCAGTAGCGTTTATGCCGGTGTATGTGAATGACGGGTGTCGTTTACGCGTTTCCGTGGAATGCCCCACGGTCGGCAATAGCCAGCTCATATCTTACCTATGACCAACAGCATCGCCGCGACCGTATGTTCGCGGCTTTGCTGCATGCGAGAAAGGTGCTTTTTCTCCAGCCAGAATGTGTGCGCTTTGACGTTTATCGCACCGCTGCAGTTCTGGAGCAAAATCAGGGCAGTCAACGAGCCAATGCCTTTTTAATCAGCTTCTGCAAAAAGGCATTACCACGTCTTGAACTGGTCGCAAAAAAATACGAGTGCTCGGGCATCAACAGCAATGTATCAGCCGCTGTTTTCGATGGTCATTTTGATACCCAGCTTATGCAATATCTGGCGTCACGCATGGTCAATATGGTCGCCAGATTTAACCGCCTCCCGGATATGTCGCGCGCCGATATTGACCTGCTGGCCGCGGATATCGCTAATTTTATTCGCGCTGAACTGGCCGACATTGATGACACCGGATTTAGCGAACTCAAAACGCTGTACACTTGGTACATGCGCGCCGGTTTTATTTCCCTGCAATTCAACGTTACACCGCCGAAATGGGAGCGTGTGACTAAAAAATATTTTTGTGAGGATGAAATCGCACCGGCAGTAATGCGCATGTTTAATGAGGTTTGGTGGCGCGGCCGCTTGCGACGCATTGCGGCTGCATGGCGCGAACATCTGCAAATTGCAGTCGGCAACGTAAGCAAGAAACGACACGCATACGCGAGTAAAAACTGCGTCACCGACTGGCGCGAGCAGAAGCGCCGCACGCGCGAATTTCTCAAGGGGCTGGATCTCGAAGACGAAGAAGGCAACCGCATCAGTCTGATTGAAAAATACGACGGCTCGGTCGCTAATCCAGCAATACGCCGCTGTGAGCTGATGGCCCGCATTCGTGGGTTTGAAAATATCTGTAATGAGCTCGGTTATGTCGGGGAGTTCTATACTCTGACTGCACCGTCTAAATATCACGCCACCACCAAAGCGGGCTACCGTAACAGCAAATGGAACGGTGCAAGCCCGTCAGACACGCAGAGCTATCTCACAGGCCTTTGGGCACGCATACGCGCCAAGCTGCACCGGGAAGAAATCCGCATTTTCGGAATACGCGTCGCTGAACCGCATCACGATGGAACGCCGCACTGGCATATGCTTATGTTCATGTTGCCGGAAGATGTCGAGCGTGTGCGACTCATCATCCGAGATTATGCGTGGGAGGAAGACCACTACGAACTGAGAAGCGATAAAGCCAAAAAGGCGCGCTTCCATGCTGAGGCCATTGACCCGGAAAAAGGCAGTGCTACTGGCTATGTCGCTAAATACATTTCCAAAAATATCGACGGTTATGCTCTCGATGGTGAAACCGATGACGAAAGTGGTGAGTTGTTAAAAGAGACTGCACCCGCCGTTTCAGCATGGGCGGCGCGCTGGCACATCCGTCAGTTTCAATTTATCGGCGGTGCGCCGGTGACGGTATACAGGGAGCTACGCAGAATGGCTGACCCTGAAACAGCCAGGGCGCTCAGTGTTGAATTCGCCGCAGTGCATGATGCTGCTCACTATGGACGCTGGGCTGATTATGTGAATGCTCAAGGCGGACCATTCGTTCGCCGTGACGATTTACAGGTACGTACATTGTATGAACCTCGAACTGAATTTAATCAGTATGGCGAAGAAACTGTGTGCATCAAAGGTGTCTACGATGCCTCGATAGGTGCTGGCTCTCCTATTCTAACCCGGTTAACGCAGTGGAAGATTGTTCCAAAGCGTGCCGTTGATTTGGCCGTTGACGTTAAGGGCGCTTCTGCGCCCTCTCGGAGTTCTGTCAATAACTGTACGGGAAGCGAAAGCGATCCACCGATACTCGATTTAACAAAACCGCTGAGTCGGCGTGAAAGACGAGAGTTGACGAACCGACTCAGGAAGAAAAAGCCAACAACACGGCGAAAATTCATCCACGGAACGGATAAGCAAAACGTCGCTATAACGAAAACTATCGACGAGATACACTCTGACAACCGGCATCACAATCAGCCGGGGCGAAGCCCTGCACCTGATGGCCGGTGGTAAAAGTTGTTTTAACGGTCGATGGGTGCGCGGAACGTCAAAAGGTGAAATCTTTGCTGCAGCTCCTTCACATCAGGCGAGACGCGGAAAATCCTTAATCGTGTTGCAGATTTAGCTGAGCTGGCAACGAAAATGTAACCGCTAATATTCATCCATATCATGTACATACAGTGTATTTAACTGTGATTTTTTTCTTCACACCTTTTGCCAATACGTGCTACTGTATGTTTATACAGTATCTCGTAGTGGAGGTTGTGTGGATAGAGAGCTAAATGAGCACGTTATGATTGAGCGGGTCGAAATGATTGCGCGTCTGACTGCTGAAGGTACTTGTCAGGAAAGAGACCGTGAAATCGCATTGAATCTAATTGCGGAAATAGCAAGAGGCAACCTAATGAAAAATAATAATTTTTCTGTTGTTTTTTCCGCACCGCCTGTTGGTGAAACATTTGCAAAGGAGGGCAAAGTGAAAGTAAATATCACGTTGGATAAAGACCAAAAAATCGGCCAGCCGGTAATTGATGCTTTTCAGTGCGAATTGACCAAGCGAATACAGTCCGTTTTCCCGTCAACGCGCGTTACTGTTAAAAAGGGATCCATGACCGGTGTCGAGCTGATGGGGTTCGATAAAGATTCAGACCGCGAAGCGCTGGATAGCATCCTTCAGGAAGTGTGGGAAGATGAGAGCTGGCGTTAATCCCTGAAAAATGTGCAACCATCGACCCCATGTTTGATAGCATGGGGTTGTTTTGTATGGGATTACACACAAAGGAAAATCATGGATACCGTAATAGCATTTTTATCTCTGGCTCTCTTTATTGCTTTTATCGTCGGGTTAATCAAGCCGTCGCTGGTTCGAATGCCGAGCCGTAAGCGCTCCAGTGCTGTTTATCTCGGTGGCTGTCTGGCGCTGGGCGTTATTGGCTCAATCTTATGGCCGACTGAAAAAACTCAGCCGGTGGCAAAAACTGACGTACCGGCGGTTAAAGCGGAACCGGCTACGCCAACGTTTGAGTACGCAGATAAAACCCTCAAAGAATATCGCAACGAGCCAAAAGAAACCCGGCACGAAATCGTTAAAGACTATGTTGGATTCAAAGGTGTGCAGGCCAGCGCTACCGATGTTTTTTATGCCTGTATGAGCGAGTACACTTTTACCAAAGATGATGCGTTAAAGCTCAGTGATGTGTTGGGGTGGTGTTTCAACGACTTCGAGAAAGATCCACAATCTCTGAATAATAAAATCAACCTTGACGAATTTCAGGGTAATTTTAGCGGTTGGGATGGCTCTTATCGCCCGTTAGAGAAGCTGATAAAAGCCAGTATGAATGATGATTCCTCTTATAAACATGTTTCAACGGTCTACCATCTGATTTTGAATAAAGACCCGCATGCCGTTGTAAAAACAACGTTTCGCGGCACTAATGCTTATGGTGGCGTGGTCAAACAGACCGTAGCAGCACGCGTCAACGTGCGAACGGGCGAGGTCGATTCAATACTCGACAATTAAACATGACAAACGCCGCCGGTGCTGAAACTCGCTTTCAGTGCTGGCGGGGTTGAACAACGAGCCCCGCGAGGCGTTAGCCTACCCCTGAGCAACCGCCCAAGACCGGTACTATTAAAGCCGGTTTTTTTATGCCACTTTTCCACGAATTTCCCGTTTTTTTAGCCGTGCATGCAACAGGTGCATTGTTTTGCATGCGTCAGGCTTGCCCGTTCTGGTTGTGCGTCGCCAGAGCTGGCGCGGCTCCAGAGTGGTCATGCAACTGCATTAAAACCGACCCATAAAGTGGGCA